GCCTTATATGTTTGTTGATCATTCAAATCTGGGGTAATGTCCAATATTATGTTTTGAAATAAATATCGTTTTTTATTTACAAATGGATAATCAACGCCCAAATTAGTTGTTGGGTCAGTATAGCCTTGTGGCAATATATCTCTCCAAACAAAATTACCATTACCAATTGGTCTTGCATAATATGGTATTGCTGTTGTTTGGTCGTATGAGGTGCTGCCAGTGTTTACCTGATTTAATTCATTTCCAAAATATCTTAATTGAAGCGGTATAAAGGGATTGTATTTCCATACTAAACGTTGAGATGTTCTCCCACTTATGTATGGTGTTATTATTTTAAATGTTTGTGGAGTTTTTGGTAATTGTAAAAAGTCCTCTAGTGAATATTCAATTAAATCACCGATTTTAACCCCAACAAATCCTGATTTAACATAATCACCAATATTTAGTGTTGCTGGTGCAAATGAAAAGGGTATTGCTGTTCCTGCTGTTGACCATGTAGTACCTGATAATATTTCAACAGGATTTGTAGTTGGTATATACTGTGCGTATAGAAACAGTTCAGTTAAAGGAAATTTGAAATAATCAACATATGGCGTAACGTCAAAGTCCCGATTAAAATTAAAAGCATATGCCTGTTCGCCATATACGTTGTTAGAAAAGCCCGCAGGAAATATTTCAAAATCATTTGGTGTTGCGACTACTTGAAAATATCTGATGTATGTTATGCTACCACCGCTAACAATATGCGTATATCCACTCGTTGCAGGTCTGACAAGATAAAAATTAAATGAGTTAAGAACATTTTTACTATTACTTAATTGTGGGGCAAAAAAATCTGAGAATTTGGTGTAATTATTTCTAAGTCCATTTAAGAGCGACATATATTCAATTTTGCCATAGATTCTATAGTTTGGATTTGCTTCTCTTTCAGCATCGAATATTTCGGTAGCACTCAGAATATTTCTAATATCATATTCATTGATTGCAGCTACTTTGCGTGTGAGTTCAACCTTTTCATAATTATCGACATTAACTGAATGTACGTTTTTCAGACTATTAAGTAGTATCTCCACTATTTTTTCTTTACTATAAATACCCTGAAAAATATTTATTATTTTGTAACCTTTTCGAAACTCTATACGTATAAGCTATATGTTTAACCAATAAAAAATTAAAATTATGAAAAAATTATTTTACATTTCGACTTTAATCTTTGCGCTGGTACTTATGAACACCAGTTGCACGAAACCTGCTAATGACACTCCTGACCCAACAATTAAAACCCTTGAACAGACTTATCCTACATGGAAAAATTTGACATGGGTATCTACTGATGGTGATGGTAGTACTATTGCTTATCCAAGAATTGATGTTTCTATTATTGATAATATTGTTAAGGTAAATCAACCAACTGGAATTGGTAATGGTGTTTTTCATGGTTCTTATACTGTATTTAATATTACTGGAAATAATGTTACACTTGGAACTCAATATGATGGTATGACTGGTACATTTATTAATAGTGGTACTCAAATTACATTAACCACAAAAGGACTTTCAACAACAAGTCATGTTTATGTTCTTCAAATAAATTAATATATTTATACATATAAAAACCCCTCTAATCAAGGGGTTTTTTGTTTTATACAAGTCCTAATGATACTACAAAATCAATACAATTTGCAGCATCAAAACCTTTGTAAAAATATGTTTTAGGGTCAGCAGCAGATGGATTACCATTAAGAAATGGACATGGTGTTGTACTATTACGATATGTGCCATTTAAACCACCAATATCTTCTTTTGTAAATCCTTTTTTTGATAAAAAATTCATATTCAAAATATCTTCTTTTGGTACAACTATAAAATCTGTCCAATTTAAATCTGAACGAGCAAACCATTTTGTATTAAATTGACCAGCAGCAATTTCTTGTATGTTATCATTAAAATAATAAATGTTGCCTTGTTCGTCTTTATCTTGTACTGTAAAATGATCTGCTGATTTAACATCATCAATATCACTAGTTCCTTTAGTTATATATCCAAGTTGTGGTAAATATATACTTAAATTCATCCAGTTTGCACCAAAAACTCCACCATAACTACCATAACTACTATTTGAAGGAAAACCAAATTTGGAGTTTTCATAGGTTTGATAATCACCATTAACAATTATACCTACATTCCAAAATGGGTCTTTTATTTCATTAATATAAGTAAATCTAAAAAAACCATGAGTTAACGGAAATTGTACATCATTACGTCCACGAACACCATCATCATGGTCATTATATGTTGTTCCATGAAATTTTGCAACACTGTATATTGTTCCACCAGAAAATGTGTAATATTCTTTTCTCCAAAGTTCAGTTGCTTTAAATTCTACGCCATTTTCTGGTCGTCTAAAATATTGATCTGCTGGACTTGTTTGTGGAAATTTTAAAATATATCTGAATGGTACTACCACACTGCCATCTCCAATTGTACCAGTAAAATTCATTGGAATTGTTTCGGGTGTTATTTCAAGAGTAGCAAATCCTTTAAATTGTGTAAAAATACCGTTTGGTGATGTACTTGATATTGAAGTTTCAACACCAAATTCATTGGTTACAACTTTATTACGATTACAAGTAATTATAAATGCAAAATCACCATCTCTTTTATATACAGAATATTCAGAGGGGTCTAATAATTTCATATCTTTTCTTGGGTCAGGAGATTCTGGCAAGAGTGGATTAATTGCAAGCATTGCATCTGTAATTTCAGGCGGATAATAATAAATTTTTTCTGTTACTTTACCTGTTCTTTTAGAAAACATTCCAACTGTTGCATTTGCATCAGTTTTTGCACGAAACATTTCTGAAATTTGATTTGTGTTATCAAAAAACTTTTCTCCCCACATAGAATTATCGCCATCAGTAAAAACACTACCAAAAATAACAAATGTATTACTTAATACAGACCTGATTCTAAAGTCCTGACGTGTAATACCAATTGTGAAATTTGTACTGTCACCCCAAAATGGTACTATGTCTACTGATATTTCTTGTGTTTCTATATTTGGTAAATCGCTTAAGTCGTTACTTGGTTTTATTTTAGAATTATTATCAGTAAATAGATTTGGTGAGTAACCTAAGTTTGTTACCATAGATGCAGGATTCATACTGAATTTTCCAATGTCGGTAATATCAACGCTTAAATGAACTATTTGTGTACCTACTGGTGCTCCAAAAATCATATAATCACCTGCAGAGTTTGTAAGTGCAGTATATTTATAATATTTTTTATAAACATCAAGAAATTCTAAGTTGGTTACAAGTTCAGGTTTAATTGGAAAACTGCCAAAAGGTTGTTTTGGTGATGAAACTCCTGTGTTTGGATTGATCTGAGAAACACGGGGTAATAAATTATACCTTTTACCATCGGTATTTTTGTCTGTTGGATTTACATAAGGATATATGCTGGTAATTTCACCGTTATTTGCATCTTCATCTTTTAATGGTATAAAAATACTAATTTTCGCATTAGGTATGCCAATACCACCATTTGCAAGAACTCTTCCTATTAATACACCGTAATCCGCATTAAAATTCTGATATACATCATTAACGCCAAGTGTCATGGAAAGAAATTCAAGTGTATCAACTTCCTGATCAAGTTTAACTATTATGTGACTGTCTGCAGAGGGAGTATTAGAATCAATGAAAATACGTTGGGTTTTATTCATAGAATTTTTCTAATAAATACTAATAGTAAGAATTTCTTATCTATACTGAAAATATTTTCAAAAAAAATGAAAAATATTTTTAATAAAATCTTAGGAAATTTAAAACAAAAAAATCGAAATTTTTGAAAATCTGACCCAAAAAGATGAAAAAAGTCCGAGATTTGATTTTATGAGCAAGAACCACAGTACCATAATAATTTAAAGAAAATACTTTTCAATATTTTTTTAGTATTTATTTGAAAAGAATAATTGTTTAATTACAGAAATAATAATAAAAAATATTAATAATTATAAACATGGCAGAATTCATATTTACCTCTCCGGGGTATAAATTTAAAGAACGTGACTTGACTTTCGTAACACGTAACGTGGGCATAACTACATTGGGCTTAGTTGGTGAAACAGTGAAAGGACCTGCTTTTGAACCAGTATTCATTCAGGATGCTACACAGTTTTCAAACAGGTTCGGAGCACAGAGCGTAGAAAAATTATCAAATGGTACACTACGTTATCAATTACCTTATGTAGCTAATTCATTTTTGCAGGAAACCAATCAGTTATATGTAACAAGAGTGTTGGGTATAAGTGGATATGATGCTGGTACAGGATGGACACTTACCTTAAATGCAGGTATTGACCCTGCTACTATTGAAAGTGGTGCTACAACTACAGGTACTGATGATTTTGAAAATAGTACTTATTTAGGTAATATAATAAATATAACTGGTCAAACAGGTGTTGTATTTACTGGATTTACTAAATCAGATTATCCTGAAACAACATTTAATGGTATTTCAAAACATTTTAAAGTAACAGCTTTTGATGCTGGTACTGGTCTTGGTACTGTTGATTATACAGGCACAACATTTAATGGTAATTCATATGCTCAATATGAGAATATGGTACTTGCTGTAATTAGAAGTAGAGGTTTTGTAACTGATCACGTAAACAGTCCTTCTACAACTAAATTTGATACATTAGCACTTACTGTAAGTGGTAATACAACAAATATTGGTACAGGTGATTTATTCGGTCAATTTACATTATCAGCAACATATACTGGTGGTAGTACTACTCAACTTTATACTGCATCATTAAATCCAGATTCAAGTAGCTTTTTACCAAACGTAATTGGTTCAAGTGCAAAAGATAAAAATACTAAAATTTGGGTTGAATCAACATATCCTGACTTAATTAAATTATTAGATTCTGCTGGTGATTCTATACTCAATTATAGCGGAACATCAGGATTTACAAGTTATGGAATTGGTACTGTTTCATCATATGGTTATGGTGTTAACACTACTTTAATAGAATTAAAATCTAATTTTTATAGTAATTATAAAACAATCTTTCAAACTCCTGAAACTCCTTGGGTAGTATCACAATTAAAAGGTAGCACTGTTGACAGATTATTTAAATTTGTTAGTATTTCAGATGGTGATGCAGCTAATCAAGAAATTAAAATCAGTATTGAAAACATTAATCCAATCAATCTTGAATTTGACGTTTATATTCGTGCATTCTACGATACAGATGCAAATCCAATAATGTTGGAAAATTACCTAAGAGTTAGTTTGATCAAGGGTCAGACAAACTATATAGCACAAATGATTGGTACTACCGATGGTGAATATGATATTAAAGGTAATTACATCATGATTGAACTTGCAAAAGATATTTCTCCAGACTTATTTCCTGCAGGTTTCGAAGGTTATGAACTTAATAACTATGCAACGTCTGCAACTGGTGATGGTACTACTACTGGTAAAACTCCAGTAATTGTTTACAAAACAGCATATGCACAAGGTGAAAGAATCAGAAAAGTATTCTTAGGTATATCTGAAACTGCATATAATACAAGTAATACCGTTGGTGCTGGTATAAATCAAAACTTCTTTAATTTTAAAGGTCAATCACAATCAGTATCTGGTTTTACAAAAACAAAAGGCTTCCATATGGATTCTGGAGTAACAGGTAAAGTATTTGTAAATGGTCTTGAAAATATTGGTCAATTTGACGGTGGCGCAGGTCAATTTCAGACAGTAGATGATGTTCTTGACGCAACAAATCCATATTTTGATATTAACACAAGAAAATTCACTCTTGTACCTGCTGGCGGTTTCGATGGCTGGGATGTTAACAGAGGATATAATAATGGTATAACACACACATATGGTGACTTATATCGTGAAGGTGGAATGTATGATGGTGTTAACCAAGGTGTTATTCCTTCAAATGACTTCCAAGCATGGGGAACAGCAATACAAACATACGGTAATCCTGAAGAAGTAACAATTAACTTGTTTGCAACCCCGGGTATTGATTGGGCATTTGAAACAGTATTGGTTCAGGACACAATAGAAATGATTGAACAACAAAGAACAGATACATTATATGTAATCGATGCTCCGTTTATTGGAAATCCACAAGTAGTTGGTCAACCAAAACAAGATGTTCAATTTGCAGCCGATGTTGTTGATTTGCTTTCTGCAACCGATATTGATAGCAGCTATTCATGTACGTACTTCCCTTGGATTCAGATAAGGGATACTCAGAATAATGTTAATGTTTATATTCCACCTACAGGTGAAGTAGTTAAAGCAATGGCATTCACTGATAATGTAGCATTTCCTTGGTTTGCACCTGCTGGTTTAAATCGTGGTGTAACTGATGCAAGAAAATCAATGTTCAAGTTATCACAGCAAGCTCGTGATACTCTTTATGCTGGTAGAATTAACCCAATGGCTGATTTTGCAGATGCAGGTACAGCAATTTTCGGACAGAAGACTCTTCAGATTAAAGGAAGTGCTCTCGACAGAATCAATGTTCGTAGATTATTACTTCAAATCAAAGTTCTTATTGCAAATATCGCAATCAGACTTGTATTCGAACAGAATGATCAAGTAACAATTGACCAGTTCATAACAAAAGCAACTCCACTACTTGATACAATCAAGAGAGAAAGAGGTTTAAATGACTTCAGAATCAAAATGGATGCCAGTAATAACACAACAGAAACAAATGACAGAAATGAATTATATGGTGAGTTATTTTTGAAACCAACCCGTAGTTTAGAATTTATTGGAATTACATTTACAATAAGTCCATCTGGCGCATCATTTGCTGACGCTGGCGCATAATAAATGATTTTAAATAAAAAAGACTTGTAGTAATATGAGTCTTTTTTTTATGCCTGAGTATTTATGAAGAAATAACTTTATAATTTTTTATAAAATGACTACAAAAAACAATAAAAGGGTATATTCTAAACCAATCGTTAAGAAACCCGTAGAAAAAATTGAAGAACAGATTGAAAAAACTGCGCCAGTTGCTATTGACCCAGAAGTATTCGATATTAAACCTGCAGCAGATTACACTGCACAAGCAGAACCAATGACAGTTCAGCCATACAAAGTAGAGCCAATGACAGTTGGGGAAATTAAAGAAAGTCTCGAAAAAAATCATAATGTTGATGCAGAAGCTGAACTTAATAAGATGTTAGAAGATGAACAAGCTGAACTTAATAGGATGTCAGAAGTCGAAATAGTAAAAGTTCTTGAAAAAAATCATAATGTTGATGCACAAGCAGAACTTGAAGCGGATGTTACATTTGATCAATTGAATAATAAAGAAATTAATTTTCCAGCTAATAATACTTTTAATAAACAAGTCGAAATTGAAATTCTTCCAAGAGAAAACACAGGATTGGTTTATGCTGAAGATTATCATCCAGACCCAAATGTTGAAAGAACATTAAGGGATAAGGATATATTCTTTAAATCACCAGTAATTGAAAACTCAGGTACTACAATTAACTACATTGATATGAGTAATGTTTCTCCAAAAATTCAAGGCGAATATTCTTTAGTTGAAAAACAGGCAAACGGAGAAATGAAAATAATTAGTTCTGAATCTTCAAAACAAAAAACGCTTGATAGTTTAAGTCAACATGATTTAAGACATTTTCAGAGAACAGGTCAAATGCCTAAGTAAGAATTAAATTTTGTGCAGAAAGTTTTCAAACATTATAGTATTTATTAGAAAATAAGTATTATAATTTAAATAAACAGAAATATGGCAGAAATGATAAGGGGTATCCCGTTCCAATATGAACCCAAGAGAGTAAACAGATTCTTTGCTGAATTTGCAGACGAATTAGGCATTGAAGTATGGAAAATCCAAAAATTCAAAAGACCTTCAATGAAGATCAACAGTGTTACTATCGATTTTATGAACGAACGTAACTATGTAGCAGGTAGATATAATTGGGAAGAAATGCAATTAACATTCCTTGACCCGATCGGACCGTCCACCTCACAGCAACTTATGGAGTGGGTTCGTTTACACGCAGAATCACTCACAGGACGTATGGGCTATGCAGCAGGTTATAAGAAGAATATTCTTTTAAAAGCAGTTGACCCAACAGGTGTTGAAGTTGAAAAATGGACATTAGAACAATGTATGGTAACAGGTATTGACTTCGGTGAAAACAGTTACGAAGAAGATGCATTAACAACCATTGCTTTAACTATACAACCGTGGCGTTGCATTTTAAATATGTAATTAAGAATCAAACAGTTACATATTACAAAAGAAATATAAAAAAGCCACTTAATTGTGGCTTTTTTATTTATAACGATTAATATATTAACCATTATTGTAATTTTTATAATGTAGTAGCCAACACTTTAGCTCTTATATTTGCATGAATTTTTCATAAATTTCATGCTGCTAATTCCAACTGTCTTTTAATAAGAATTCTTTCAACATGATATTTTCTATCCAAAGTTTCGATTACTTCATACTTATCATTATTATGTGAAAACCAAACGAGATATGATTTACCAAGTTTAATAGGTACATTCTTTTCAATAATTTGTTTATACATTTCTAACTGCAGTGAATATATTTCAATATCACATTCTTCCAGCATACATAATTCATCAAGTAAATGTCTTTTTGGTTCAGCAAATGTAAATTCTTTGTTGGTTTTCCAATCCCAGATTTGAAATTCTTGTGCCTTTATATTCCAGAATAAAATATCAAGCATACCACCAATTAAGAATTCTTTGTCACAAACGATCATTTCTGTCCTGACAGGTATTAATCTACCTTGAACTTTATTGTAAAAGTCATCAACGTGTTTTTTACAAATATCATAAGTATATTTTACAGGGTCGTAACCAAATTCATTTAAAATTAATTGCTGGGGATATTCATATTTTTTATTAAGAAAGAGATTTTCAGCATAATCATGAATTGCTGAACCCCTGATAGTACCTTTTTTATTAATAAATTTCCATGCTCTGACTATTTCAACGGGACTGATGTTGTGTTGTGTTCCTTTAATTTCTGACCAGAATTTTTCATTAAATTCTTCATGATATCTACCAATTAATGTGGTTACTGATATTAGTTCTTTACCATTAATAAAATATTTGTGTGGTTCGTCATAAAATGTCACGTCATTGAATGCTGTAAATAATTCGGGTGGTATTGGATTCATAGAATACAAAGTTAACTAATATTTAGTTAACCACAATGTTTTTTTGTAAAATATTTTCAAAATTAAGATTTTCTAAATCTTTAATTAATGCATTTTTGTCTGCGGGTAATTTATCATAACCATGAATATGGTTTATAATTGCATTTCTAAGAATGTTTAATGCTGCTACAAGTACATCACCACGTGCAACGGGGTGTCCTTCGGAGAATATTCTTGCTCTATCTGCTGGAGTTAATTCTGCTGCCTTAAATTGTGGTTTACCATCATGTGAAATAATTGCAATTTTATCACTTAATATAACAGTACTACTATAATAATCAGGTGATTGTGACACTAAGTTTTTTGGTTCAAAAACAAGATTTACGCTTGCTGGATTTGTTGTGTTTAATTTAAGAACATTATCTGCTATATGTTTACCTGCTCTAATATGAATTTCATTTGTTCTTAATATAACATCGGTATTACATTTACCTACAATTGCAACATCAGTAGATAAAGGATATACACCAATTGCATCAGGTAAACCAGATGGTGCTGGGTCTGGCACTGTCATTCCCATGTTTGTTGTTGAAAGTGCTGTATATATTGTGTCAAATCCTATTTTTTGTGGTTGTGATATGACACTACCCATCCAATATCTGCTTCTTTGTGGAAATTTAATATCTTCAATAAAAACTCTAACCATTTCACCAACTTGCGGAAGTAAAAAGAAAAATTTTGGTAACATGGGATAACAATACGGTAAATCAGCATTTGAAGTTCTATTATCCAAATCAGGTATTTTAACTTGAATTCTGCCACCGTCTGTATTATCAACAATAGATATCACTTCACCATAATAAATCGTTCTGGTGACTTGATAAGTGCCAACCTTCTTAAAAGGATTACTTGTTGTTATAATGGGTTTATCAAACATTATCTTTTACTTATTTCTTCAATCAATGCAACATAAAATTTTTCTGCTTCATCAAGTGCAGCAATTTTTTTATTAATTTTATTTGTGAGTTCATCGACTTCATATGTATGACCAATAAGCTCTTTTTTCAATGCTTCATGTGCTGCCTTAACATCAATAAGCATTTTATTTAATTCAATTGGTGTGTATTTACTAAGGTTTTCCATTATGATACCATTACCCTTTTTGGTGTTAATATTATTTTAATTTTACTTAGTTTATCTGAAGCATAGTTAAAATTTCCAAAATTGATGTCATATGACGATGAAAATATATTGATTGTTTCATGACATGCTCCCGTAGGGTCTAATTTTTTTAATTGAACTTTTAATGGAATATGAACAAAATTTTCCATTAATTTTTTTGTAGCACCCACACCAATTATATCAAGCAAAGTAATTGTAAGGGGTTTCCATTGACCATTGCCATAATGTTTCAATTTTGAAACTTTATTGATGCAGTATTCAGGTAAATCAAACTCATCAGGAAAATTTAATGTCCATAAGTTTTGACGATTGGGTTCAATTGATTTGATTTGTTCAAATAATTTCATGTTGATAATTTTAAAATTTTCTATTATTGTATAACTCCATAACCACTTACAAATCTTATTGTTGAACCAAATACGGTAACCGGTCCCGTTGGTGATATACCTGCAGCCGTTAGTGTAATCCCGGGTGGAATTGCCACCGTAATTACTGCGTCTTGCTGTAATGCTCTTACGATTTCTGTCATTCTTATTCTTTCCATTATTTCATCAGGAGAAACACCGCCAGAAGGTAAAGCACCAACAGGTAATCCTGCTTTGGTTTTTCCAGCAATTACATTACTCGCCATTTTAAGTGGTGATAGTCCTGAGCGTGTTCTTACTCCAACAAGAATTAATGGTGTTGGCACTGTGGGCGGACCACCCACACTCGATAGATTTAATATCTTGGTGAATGCACCGATAATTGATTCTGGATTATTGAAATCAGTTGCCATTTTATTTTATTATATTATATTCTCAAGGGTATTAAA